TAATAGCTGTCAATATTGTGGTAAAAAGTTATTAACAAATCAATTAACTTACGATCATGTCATACCTAAATCTAGATTTAAGAATAATAAGATATGCACTAGCTGGACAAATGTAGTTACTGCTTGCAGAAAATGTAATACTAAAAAGGGTAATAAAACACCTCAAGAAGCAAATATGACACTTCTTTCTCAGCCTATTATCCCAAAATTTTCTCCAAAATACTTGCCTTGGTACCAAGAAGTGATTACTATAGATGTAGAGTCCAAAGACATATGGGAAAAATACATTAGTAGTTTTATATAAAATGAACAAATACTATACAATTTCTGGTTCAGAAGATTATCTTGATGGAGACAAACTGCCTAGATTAGAAGCAGACAATACAGACACTTTGTATGCCAAAGCTATCTTGTCCAGAAAACCGAAACATATAGTTTCTAATACAAGTCTAGGAGTTGATAATGATTCCTATAAATTCTATATAGCGGTCGATGCTAAAAGACAAGCCTATGATCCCACAAATAAAAATCAACCAACAGCTGATTTTATAGATAGAACTTGTAAATCGAAATACAATTTTGTACAAGTTAATTACTATGTATTTAATAAATATTTAAAGTTTTTAACTAGTCAAAACTCTGCTTGGATTAAAGAGATAAATAGGGATTTAGTATAGTATGCCAGTTTACACTTTTCAGTGCTCTAAATGCAATCATGTATTTGAAATTTTTGCTAGTTATAGCAATTACGATAATTCTGTTAATAAATCAAAATGTCCTGAATGCAATAGCAAAAAAATAGAAAGATCTTATAGTACAGATTTACAGAATGTGACAGGCAGTGTGGTTAAATCTGATGATCAAATAAAATTAGGAGATTTAGCTAATAGAAACAGAGACAGAATGAGTGATGACCATAAAGCACATTTGTACCATAAACACAATGAATATAAAGATACTGCGTTCCAAAAACCAATGCCTAATGGTTCTAAACAAATTAGAAGAGGTCCTAAAACTAAATGGACGTAAATATAGAACAAAAAATAAAAGAAATCATGGAAGATCCAGAAAAAAGATCTGAATTTTTCCAATATGATGAATTAGATACTAGTCCTAAAAAATTAACAGACTCAGCTCATGAAATAGTGTTTAGTGTAGAATCTAGTATTTTTGAACAAAACGAAAAGAGAGAAAATACAAAGCTAAAAAAAATACATAAAACAAATTTTCATATGCCAGTACCAGAAGGCTATGATGCGATAGAGTATATGCAGACATTTTTAAAGCATTTTCAAGAATCTTTAGTCAATACAGCAAAGGAACTCAATAATGGATGATTTTATAACAACAGCAAAAAATGATAAAATAGTGTCTGGTGATGATGAATTTTATACAGCTATAGGACAAGAAGATTTTTTAGACGATAACAATAATCCAAGAACCAAAGAAAATAGTGACGGTGTGTTTGCTAAAAAAATATTCCGTGATAATGGATCTTACCGCCTTATGATAAAGTGCGACAGTTCGAGCAAGCCGATAGATCCTAATAATCAACTAGGCAATGATCAAGATTCGTATAGTTCTGCATATAAACAAGATTCAAAATTTATTATGGTTAATCAAAAGGCTTTTGAGTATTATGTAAGTTTTTTGAGAACTGGCGTAAGGTCATGGCTATTAAACACTGAAAGGGAATTAATATAATGGGAAGAATAACTAAAGCACAGTCTTATGCAATTAGATGGCTTGATAATGAAAGTATGTCACCAGAAAATATTGCATCAGAATTGAATTTAACTGTTAAACAGGTTGGTAGTATTTTGGAAAAAAATGCTGCTTCAAAGGGTGATGTAAAAACTAAAACAGAAAAAGTTTCAGCAGCTAAGAAACTTATGGTAAATGAAACAGGTAGTGGGAAATCTGGGGTTACCATAATGACAGGGGAAGCTTCACAAGTTATTGAACAATCAAAGCCAAGTCAATCTATCAGGAATCCGGAATCATATATTTATAAGCCTAACCAATAGGTGGGTCTGTGTATATATCCAAATATTCTAATGGTAAAGAAGTCTCTGCTGCTCAATATATTACAGAAATAATATGTGAGAAACAAGCAAAGAGAAAGAAGAAAGACTTGCATTATAGATTTTGGTTAAATAAAGAATGGGAAAAATTTTATAAAGGTCAAATTGGTACTGCACATAAATTATTGAAAAATTATGATGCTAAAGCTATAATAAGAGCGCTTAATAATCCTAAAACTAGAAATACATATTCATTAAGAGCCCCTTATTTGTTACCAGTTATAAAGTCAGAACAGAAAAAACTAGCCACAGAGAATAATAAACTTTCAAAACCAATCGAAAGAACTGATGGTAAAATATTTAGAAAAACAAAGACTAAAAACAACATATTATCTAAATTAGAGGAAATAGACAATGAGCATACAAACTGATATTAAAAAAACTTTTGGTGATAATATTATATTATCAGGTAATTCAGTTATAGATAAAAACATTATTAATATCCCAATTAGTCCTTCTTTAGACATAGCTTTAAATGGCGGCATACCAGAAGGTAGTTTTGTTATCTTGACAGGACAACCAAAATGTGGTAAAACTACAACTTCTTTGTACGTTGCTGCAATAGCACAACAGAAACAATACGCTCATGGAGATTTTGCTGATGGTAGAGAAGTGTATTATCTAAACATAGAAGGTAGGTTAAAAAAGCGAGACCTAAATGGCATTAAAGGTTTGGACTTGGATAAATTTCATATTATAGGATCTAAAACAGGTAAAATATTACACGCTGAAGAATATCTACAAATTGGAGAAAGAATTATTAATGAAGTTCCCGGATCGGTAGTTATTATTGATTCGTATTCAGCTCTTTGTACCGAATCGGAAATTACTTCTGACATGAGTAAAATGCAGAGAGCAGATGGGGCTAAGTTATTAGCAAAATTTTGCAGAAAAGTAGCCAATGTTATTCCTGTTAATAAAAATATTGTTATTGGTATTACTCACTTAATGGGTAATCCTGGTTATGGTAGTAGTGAATGGAAAGAAAAATCTGGACAAGCTATTGCGTATCAAACAGATATTAAGTTAAAGGCTGCATATTTTAAAGCATGGAATGTTGGTAAAGAAGAAACTCAAATTGGACAAACTATTGATTGGCAGGTTATATGTTCCGCCCTAGGGCCTCCTGGGGCCAAAATAACAAGCTATATTAGATATGGTGTTGGAGTTGATAAGGAAATGGAATTGTTTAATTTAGCGACCGATTTGGGACTTATAGATAAAGGTGGTGCTTGGTATACCTTCTCTACTGTTAAAGACACTCCTAAATTTCAAGGAGGAGAAAAAGCTAGGGACTTTATTGCACAGAATCCTAAACTCTATGATAGCCTTTGGAAAGAAGTAAAAACAACTATGGGAATACAATGAAGATTAGCGATTTAGATGACAATATACAAAAATGGTCTTTGAAAGGACATATAGCAAAAGGTAGTAGACTAAATAAGTCTGGTTTACACCTAAAAGCTAGAAAATTAATTAAAGAATGTTACCCCACTTTACAGATATTAGAAGAGGTTGGAGCACCAATTAGAAAAAATGAAACTTTGTATCTTGACTTTTATCTCCCATTGAGTAAAACTTGTATAGAGGTTCATGGCGAACAGCACTATAAGTTTGTTCAATTTTATCACAATAATACTTTAGGTTTTTTAAAACACAAAAAAAGAGATCAACAAAAAAAAGAATGGTGTGAAAAAAACGATATCAAGTATGTAGAATTACCCTATTCAGAATCAGAAGAGGAATGGCGCACTAGGTTATTAACATGAAAACGACTAAAGAAGAATTAGAACATTGGGACACAATTTTAGACGAATATGAACAAGGCATGGGTTTGCCTAATTATATTACAGAAGGTTTACCAGCTGAAGAACTTAATGAATATTTAACTATGTCTAGAGATGTTTTGGAAAAGGTTACTCCAGACCAGTGTGGAGAAATAGCTTACAGACTATCTCAATTTGCGTTCCATGTACAAAGAACTATTAATAGAGAAATTGCTAGGTACAATTGGTCAGATGACAAAATAAAAGAAGTTATTGCTGATGAAATAAATAATTACAAAGGATATGGATACATAGAAAAGTCTTTACAGGCAATCAAGCACAATTCTAGAGCAGATGCTTTGAATAAAATTAAAAGATATGCTAAACAAAGAATGGATAGACTTTCATACATAGCTAATACTTTAAAAAATTTATCAGATATTATTATTTCAATACAAAGGAATAAGGTGAAAAATGGGTAATGTAGACACAGACAAATTAAAGCAACTGCTTTATGCTATGATAGAAACACTGGATGGAGATAATACAGAAACAGACACTAATGCTGTGACAAAAGATGCTCCTCCTGTGACAGAAGATGCTGATGTTAAACCTATTAAACAAACTCCTAAATCTAACAATCCTAATGTTAGGAAAAGACAGCCTTATGGTTTAGAAGAAAATTTGTTTTTAGATATGCCAGAAAAAGATATGCATAAAAATGATGTTAATATTGATCAAAAGCTTAAATCTTCCCAACCTGTTGTTAGAAATCGTACAGCTGCTCTAATTGACGTAAAATGCCGGGTCTGTGGCAAAGAAGAGTCTGTTAGTGGTCAGTTAATTATTGATGGTGTAAATAGATACAAGTGCAATGGGTGTGCTAGAGGAGCCGGTTAATGATATTGTGTGATCCCGCTGCTGAAAGAGCAGTATTGAGTTCGATAATGCAAGGCGGCGACAAAGCTTTCTTGGATATTGCTGATTTAATCGACGAACAAACTTTTACTATAGATAGTAACCAATATCTTTTTCAATGTCTGAAACACATAGCTGAACAAGAAACTTGTTCTCATATAGACATAGCATCAGTATTCTCTACTGCTCAAGAATTAGGACTGTCTAATTTATTAAATACGAAGCAAGAGTCGCAGCACATTAAAGCAATCAAAGATTTTCCTGTAGATGGTAATAATGCAAGAAAGTTTGCTGCAAAAATTAAAAAATTACAAATTGCTAGAAATTTACATTCAGAACTTAAAGATACACAAAATAAAATTTTAAATGTAAACGGCAATGAATCAATAGCTTCTATATTAAGCATAGCAGAAGATGCCGTATTTGATTTTTCTTCTAAACTTACGGACTCTGAAACTGCCCCAAGTACCGTTGGAGATGCAATAGAAGACTATGTCGATTATTTAGAGACAAATCCGGTAGACCAAATAGGTATTTCTACTGGCTTTCCGGTTTTCGATAAGTCTATTGGGGGCGGTCTAAGAAAAAACACTATTAATGTTATAGCGGCAAGACCTAAAACAGGTAAAACCTTATTATCAGATAATATGGGTTTTTATATAGCAAACGAACTTAATGTACCGGTCCTTAATATGGACACAGAAATGACTAAAGAAGATCATATACATAGAATTTTGGCTATGTCTACTGAAGTAGAAATTAATAAAATTGAATCAGGAAAATTTGCAGAGTCTCCAAATATGAGAAAAAAAATTAGAGATTCCGCAAAGAATATATCTAAGATACCATTATACCATAAAAGCATTGCAGGTAAACCGTTTGAAGAACAATTAGCAGTTATGAGAAGATGGATAGTAAAAGAAGTAGGTCTAAAACCAGACGGCACAGCAAATGATTGTGTTATATTCTATGACTATCTTAAACTTATGGATAGTCAAGGTATTAATCAAGACATGAAAGAATATCAAGTTTTAGGTTTTATGATGACTTCTTTACATAATTTTGCTTGCAAATATGGTATACCTGTGGTAGCATTTGTACAGCTAAATAGAGATGGCATAACTAAAGAAAGTACTGATACAGCTAGTGGTTCCGATAGAATTATATGGTTGTGCAGTAATTTTACAATATTTAAAAGAAAGAGTGATGAAGAGATAGCGGAAGACGGCCCAAATGCTGGTAATAGAAAGCTATTGCCTGTTATTAGTCGTCACGGTGGAGGATTGGACGACAATGATTACATCAACTGCAATATGAAAGGTTGGTGTGCAAAAATTACAGAAGGTCAAACAAGACTAGAATTAACTAATGGTAGTACTCCTGATAATGATGGGTTTATAATAAATGATAACGAAAACCAAACAATCGACTTTTCCTGATCAAGCTAAATTAAAGGTAATGTCAGATAGGCTTTGTGATAACATAGAAGAATTGCTAGATATATTAGATGTTGAAGACTATAAAATTTCTGATAAGATGGTAATTTGCAGTTGCCCAATACATGGTGGAGATAACGATTCTGCTTTTAATTTATATCATACAGGAGATTCTTATAGGGGCAATTGGAAATGTAGAACTCATGGTTGTGAAGAAACATTTAAATCATCTATATTGGGATTTATAAGGGGTTGTCTATCTAAAAAAAGATTCGATTGGCCCAATAATACTGATCAAATATGTACATTTAAAGAAACAATAACCTTTGCAGAACAATTTTTAGGTGACAAGTTAGATAATATAAAAATTAATAATAAAGATAAAGAGAAAAGTA